TGGCTAACTTTACCACTATAAAGGTTCGTATGGGATTCACTTCAACGATCAACGATAAAGACTTTATTAAACTTTGGCAAGAGTTAGGAAGCCCTACTTTAGTGGCTAAAGAAACCAAAATGAATCCCCGCAGCGTAATGAATAAAAGGGCTGCTTTAGAAGCTAAATATGGGATTAAGTTAGAAACCCATAATTCTCAACGGGAAAAGAAAAAGCTTAAAAAAGTAGAGATGACCCCACATAATGTTAGGCGGGGCATTGATATTGATAAAGTAAAGCGAGTAATAGTATTTTCTGATGCTCATTTTACTGATACGACCACTACAGCATTTAAAGCATTGCTGTTAATGATTGATACATTTAAGCCTGAAGTCATCATATGTAACGGTGACGCTTTTGACGGGCAAATTTTAAGCCGTTTTCCATCAATTAATTACGACCAAAAGCCTACCGTTTTAGAAGAATTAAACGCTTGCCGTACACATTTAGATGAGATTGTTAAGCATCGCCCTGCTGGATGCCGTTTAATTTGGACATTGGGCAATCACGATATGAGGTACGAATCGTGGTTGGTTAATAAAGTGCCTGAATATAGCGGTGTAGATGGATTTAGCCTTAAATACCACTTTCCTGAATGGGAAACTTGTTGGTCTTTTTGGATTGGCGAAGAAACAATTGTAAAACACCGTTATAAAGGCGGTCGTACGGCTGGTTATAGCAATCTTACGGCAGCGGGGAACACCAACATCATTACAGGTCATACCCATGTTTTATGCGCATCACCTATTACAAACTATCAAGGCACATACTGGGGAGTACAAACAGGTTGCCTTGCTGATCCATATTCCAGCACCTTTGAATACTGCGAAGATAGCCCTAAAGATTGGCGATCAGGGTTTGTAATGCTGTCATTCGATCAAGGTCGTATGTTGATGCCTGAATTGATTATGGTTAGTGATGAAGAAAATGGTGAGTTTGAGTTTAGAGGTTGTATCAATAAAGTATGAAGCTTACCCCTGAAGCCATCCGACACGCATATGCCAGCTTATGCTGTTTATACCCATTTACTAAGTGGAATCTTCCTGTGCCTGAAGAAATTGAATTTGTAGTGATTCACGACCCTGAAACAATGGGTACTTATATGTACGACTGCGGAGAGGATTATGAACACACTATTACGATTAGTTCTGCTCGCTGTGGGCATTATTACACTATGCTCACAACTCTTTCGCATGAGATGGTTCACATGAGTTTTCACCGTCAAAAGGGTGATAAGTGGTCACATCATGGCAAAGCCTTTAGAACCCGTTGCAAGTTAATTGCAGAAGAGCTAGGCTTTGATGGGCTGGAATTGTAAAGTTATTACTAGACGATTGTAAAGTTGTCTAGTAACTTATATGTTACTTATTGTCGGTTTTTGTATAAAATACGATACATTTTGATACCCATAAGTATATATTTAATATACATATTAATACCTATATGAATAGTTATTGACAAAAAGTATCCATATCAACAGATTTGTTGACATTTTTGTAAAGTTTTGACGGCTGATTGTAAAGTTGTTGACATTGGATTGTAAAGTTAATGAATCATAAATAAGGCTTTAACCCACATACGGACTCATTAATAAGTCATTTCTTTTCTTTACAAAATGCCCCGTTCGGGAATATTTTTGGTTTTTTACACACTTTTTTATACATTCTTCCCGTTCGGGAAACTTTTCCCTGTAAATTGGATTACTTTGTTTTTACAGGGAAATTTACTTTGTTATTGTAAGCTGACTTATTTTAAAAACGCTTGTAAGTGCATGAAATTTAAAGAAAAAGTTATGCAAAAATAGGTCATTTTTGTCCGAAATTTGTATAGTTATTTAGCCATCCAGTAAAGCCCAATATTGGCTGTGGCATAGGATACATAAGTTATACCCATGGGCGCGTTACCTTTAACGATTTGCTCTATACCTATATAGGCATAAATTAAACCAGTAACAATGATTAGCCAGCTACTCATTTAGTTTAGCTTCCACTTCCACAAGTTTGTCCTCAAGGTCAAATCCCCAGTGATTTCGGAATCCTTTAGCTCCAAGGAAGTGAATACTGGTATCGCCAAGTCTGTGGTGCATAGCGCACAATGGGACAGCTGGAGCGTTATCTCGCTTTCCCCCGAAACGGCGTATGTGATGGATTTCGACTCCAACATCTCGTCCCTCGAATCCAATGTGTTCGCACAAGATACAGCCCAATCGCGCCAGCTTTGCATAGTGATCTCTCTGTGACTTAGTGGCCATTGATGTAGTCTACAGTCAATTGCTCTAATTTTTCGCCTGATTCTGCAATATCTACTGAAATCTCTAACATTTGTGTTGCATTAGCGTTTTTAAGTGCTTCATCATACATTTTGCACAATAATTTAAGAATCAAAAATTCTTCAGTAACTTTTAATGTGGTCATTTCAATATCCTATCTTGGTTGCGGTTTGATACTTCTAAAGTTTGCCATGTAGCGTGTCTAAGTCTAGCTGCTTCTAATTCCCATTTTAATTTTTCTGCGTTCTCCGTAGCCGCACCAATGGCTTTACACAAATCTTGATAATCTTGGCTTCGATACGCTTCACGCTCCTGCGCCCCAAGAGATTGTTCATCAGTTTGTGCCATTTTAATAGCTTTGAGGGAACTCTTATACGCCTCGAGTTGTGCCAATTGGCCTTTAGCTTGTGCATATTTACCTGCGTTTTCCAATATAAAGTCGATACATTTGTTTGGGTCTATTTCTCTCATTTTCCTAATCTTTGCTTAATAAGCATCTTCATGCGTTCTTCTTTTTCAGGATATTGCTTTAAAAGTCTAACGACTTCATCCCAACCTCGTCGTTTAGCAACACCAATGTACCAATCTACAAGATAGCTATCAGAGTTGTTCTTCAAGTTGCTTTATCTTTTGACTGATCCTTAATCTTAATGCTTGCCAGCCTTCTCCAGCATAGGGAGTTATACCGACTTCTTGGGCTTTTTTCATTGTCAGTTCTTCTGTTGCATAGAATGGCAATTCGGGTTTTTTATTCTGTATTGGTTCAATATCAAGCTCGTCAGTCCAGCGTTCTTGGTTTATAAAGGTCGCAGGGTATGGAATGAAATCTTTAGCGGTTTCTTTAATCTTCCAGTATTTCAAGTAGTTAGGCATCGCTTCAAGGCACTCTGCTTGCTGTACTGGGGTAAGTCTATTCCAACTTTTTTCTGCGTCTTTGCGCCCCATTTTACGGGGATATAAACTATAAAACTCTTGAAAGCTCATTGTCATCCTCTGTTGAAATCATTTTACTAACACGCTCGGCTACTTGAAAGATATATTTAATATCTTTAGGGGATAGCTGACCCATTAATTGTAAGATTCTAACAACAGCAAAATCGTTATCCAATGGCTGTGGGGGCAGTAAAGGTTCAATCATTTTTAGGAAATTTTAAAGTGGGTTTAGCAAGGGCTTGTTGGGCAAGTTCAATATAACGATCTACTTCAATGCGATCTTCACCGCCAATGGCAGCTTTGGTATGTCCAATAGGTTTGCCCATCGTGTCGTAAAACACTTCTCTAATTTCAAAGTAATCTTCATACGGATTACTTAAATCTACTAAGCGTAAGTTCCAAGTCATTTCGTACTCCAATAGTTAATCTAAGTGAAGTATATGTTAAGTTTGCTTAATAGACAATATTTTTATTTACTGTCGTTTTTTTGCTAAATAGGTAGCTGACCACAAATTGTTTTTGTTACTTTTTCTAGTTTTGTGGATTTGATGTATTAATTCATGACAGTTTCTGCAAGCAGCAAAAAGATCAGTTAATCGTTCTTTGTAAAGGCGTTTATAGGTTTTATGATGTACTTCTAGCGCAACATCTTTGGCTTTACAACACATACAAAAACGGCCATTTTTAAAATATTTGCTGGCATAGAACTTTGCTTTCTTTTGTTTCCAAAGGTCTGATTTGATGTATTCATAGTAATTCATGTTTTAAGTTGCTCTTTCGGTGAACGAACCTAGCCACCTAGATTCGCCTTCATCTGCTCCATCGGAGTTACAGAACCCGCCAGTCGTTCGTTGAATCGGCACTAGCTTCGCCACCGATTTGTGTGCTATTACATCAACTGTCCCACAGTAGCACTTGTATCTTGAAAGCTGTTGTTTTTAGCCGACCAATCAAGACCAAACGGAAATAAAAAAACCCTTTGGGGTTGCTCTATGATGGATTTGCTTAGTAAATGGCTCTAATACATTTATTAAACACACAGAACAACCCGAAAGGGTCTTTGGTTTAGAGCCGTATAACTTCGCAGAATCCACTCCGCTTAACAGCAGTATAACACTATTCCAATTCAGGCCATATCATCTTGTAAGAAAGCGGGAAAAGCTGTTTTCTAGTAATTAAACCCGCACTTTCCTTTTCCAGCGTGGCAGCCAAAATTACTAGCTTGTCATAGGGGATTACCCCATTTTGCCACATTGATACCGCTGGAACGCTTACTCCTACTAGGTTTGCCACTTTGGTACAGCCACCCAAAAGCTTAATCATTGCTGTCGCTGAAATATTTTCCATAAGCTATCTTAACATTTTTACAACAACTTGCCAAATAAAGTGTTGCATTGTTGTTTAAGTTAGCTTAATATCTAAGTACGGTATGTGCCGTGTTAATAGGAGAACTCGTATGAGTGAGCAAGATCAAGACTTCAATAGCTTCCAAGAACATTTGGAACGCATCTTTAAAGACCTAGACGATGGAATGATGCTGACTGCCGATGAAATCGGTGATTTGCGTTATGCCTGTGGTCTACCTGCTCCAGTAAAACCAAACCCTGTATTAAAAGCAGTTTTTGATGACTTTTCAAACATTTTTAGGAACGCAAAATGATAATTTCAGATAACAGTAAAGAATTTAAAATCGCCCCTGCTGGTTTGCATATGGCAAGGCTTTATAGCATCATTGATTTGGGGCATCAGTCCGTAGAATGGGCTGGCGAATCCAAGATTATGCACAAGGTCGTACTGACTTGGGAGCTTCACGGTGATGACGATGCAGGGCTTCCGCTAAAAACAGACGATGGAAAGCCCTTAATCGTGTCTAAGCGATATACCGTTAGTTTAGGCGATCAAGCCCGTTTACGGCAAGATTTAGAAGCTTGGTCTAATAAAAAGATGATTGCTGAAGATCGCAAGAACTTTGACCTCAAGAACTTATTAGGCAAATTCTGTATGGTTAATATCACCCATAGCGAAGATGGCAAGTACGCCAATATCAGCGGAATTAGCCCCGTTCCTTCTGCCCTTCGTGCCGCCCAGCCTGAAGGCATTAATCCGACCAAAATCTTTTGGCTACAGGACTATAAACAGGAAGATTACGATGCCTTGCCCAAGTATTACAAGGAAAAGATTACCGAA